GTGGCCACCGTCCGCAAATTCTTGGCTTGGTTCTTCAGCGGTAACGCGCGGAGTTCCCGCGACCCGCTGAAATACGAAACCCGCGATTGGAGAGCGTCATGAGCCGTATCACTCGCAAGTTCTGGTTCCGCGGTGACGAGCGCTGGGTCGTCTACTGCGTGAATGGCAAGCCCGTCGTCGTGACGCGCGAAGAACTTGATCTTAGGGAGGTCGCATGATTCCCGCCCACATCGAACACACATTCCGTGCGCTTGACCGCATAGAGCGCCCGTCCGCAGGCACCGCCAATAAGTCGTTATCGCATGGCCAGAAGGACGCCACCGCCGGCCTCGGGTCTGTCGAGGCCGGCCCCATCGTCCGCTACTGGACGGTCAAGTTTCGGCATGAGGCATCGGCCATCTGGAACTACACAGCCGTGATTGCGTGCGATCCCTTCCGGGCATCGCTGGTTGTGACGAATCGCAACCGGTCAATTGTCACGGCTGAGGTCGTGCGGGAGATCCAGCGCGACGAGTTCGAGCACCTGACGAGGAAGTCGCCGTGAACAACAAAGAGAAGCAACAGCTTATCCGCGAGCTGCGCGACCTGCGCGATCGGATGGAAGCGCCGAAGCCGGCCCACGTGGATGCGCTATCGCACTACGCCGAACTCTGCGGCCGTGCCATTGCGGTGCTGGACTCGGCGCTCATCACGCTGAGCACATGAAACAGATCGGGAGATGACTATGCGCGTCACATTCAAATCACGTAGCCGCAGCGGCAGAGTCTGGACGGCGTTCTTCGACCTGGGCTCCGACGAAGATAACGCGCGCGCCGCGATTGTTGTCGCATGGAAGCACAACGCCTCCATCGTCGGCTGAAGTCCAAGGTTCAAATCAGGAGTTCGACATGGCATTCGATAACGAGAAATTCACAGCGTGGCTACAAGAGTTCGAGCGTGCCCTGATTGACTGCGGCATGCCGGAGCCTCAGGCGAAGAAATTTCGCGGCGAATTTTATGGTGATGCCGTTGGTCACTTCGTTGCTGGCCGGACCGCCGATGAGTCGGCTGTCTACGAAGTTATGAACATCGGGTAGAGCGTACGCAGCTATGAAGAAGTGGCACCGAATCAACACGCGCACTCGCAAGGCCGAGATCGTCACCAGTGCGCATGTGCAGTCTGCAATCGAATCGCAGCTCAAGTACAGCCACGAAGGAGCACAGCGCCTCATGGCTGCGGCCGTGACTGGACAGTTGCCGATCAAGATGGACGGCACACGATTCGAGTTCCGCGAAGCGTAAAGAACATCGCACCCTCAGAGAGATAACGAACATGAACGGTTACTGGATCACATTCACTGACGGCACGGCCGGCTACTGCGAAGGCGAGACCGACTATGACGCCGCGAAGATTGCCGAGAAGGTCAGCGGGAAAACGGTCGGCGGCGGACCGTGGAAGGACTTCACCATGAAGCGTCTTCCCTACCCGGCCCAGCCAGTCATCTGGCAATTCGATCATCCCGTGAACGGCAAGTGCCCGCCGTTCTGTCATTCGCCGCGAAAGTGCCAGGGCAACACAGCTTGCCCCAGCAACTACGCATGCAGCGAGTGAACCGCTTCCACGAACGAAGTTGGACCTTTTGGAGATAGGAATGAACGCCGAAACAGAAACAAAGCAGCAAGAGCGTTGCCCGCAGTGCTCGAAGCCAATCGAGACGCCAGTGGTTCGCAGAATCATCCAGCGGCGAAACGACATGCCTCGCGGGATCTGGGAGCACGATGTCACTTTTTGCTCTCGGGACTGCGGCGGCTACTACCAGATGGGCTGCGAAGGCTAGTCATCCGAGGAGAAAAGAAATGGTCAGCGTCGCCAACTTCCTCCAGGTCCACAACGGTCTGCGCCGCGCGCAATGGGCCATTCGCTGGTCGCGCCAGGGCGGCTCCAAGTTCTGGAGCGCCAGGCCGCTGGAGGATCTACGCAACGAAGAAGACCTGCGGCGTTATCGCGTGATCGAAGGCAAGCGCCGGCATCTCAAGTGCAGCCGAAAGGCCAAGGTCATCAACATGACGCACGCTCGCTTTGAACGCGTGCGCCGGAAAACTCGGAATTGCTGGTGAGGTAAGGACGATGAACGCAGTAGTTGAAGTGAAGCCCGAGCCGAGCCTGCCTGCCGTGCAGCCGGCCACGACGATGAGCCCGATGCAAATGGTTGCGCTCGCAGTTCAGCAGGGCATGCCGCTGGAGACGTTGCGCGAGATTCGGCAGATGCAGAAGGAATGGGAAGCGGACGAGGCTTTGCGCAAGTTCAACGAAGCGTTCGCTGCCTTCAAGGCCGAGGCGATCGTGATCGTAAAGGGAACAACGATCAACGATGGCCCGCTGAAAGGTAAGAAGCACGCGAATCTGTTCGATGTCGTGGGCGCAGTGACTCCGAGGCTGTCTGCTCATGGACTATCAATTTCGTGGAAGCTCACGAAGGATGACAAGGATTGGATGGAAGTGACCTGCACGTTGCGTCACGCGGCGGGGCATTCCGAGAGCGTATCCATGGGCGGCGGCCCTGATGCCGGTCCTGGGCGAAACGCTATCCAGGCTCGCGGGAGCACGAAGTCCTATCTGGAACGGTATACGGCCACCGCCATTCTGGGTCTCGCCGCACAAGATGCTGACGATGATGGTAAAGGCGCGAGCAAGAAGGCTGACGCTGTCGAGGCCCCAGAAGGGTTCGACAACTGGCAAGCCGACATGACCGCGCGCGCTGATGAGGGACTGGAAGCGCTCACGAGTAGCTGGAAAGCCTCCCCCGACGCGCTTCGCCGGCACGTCATCAAGCATCACGATGACTGGTGGACAGCAACCAAGGCGAAGGCCGTCAAGGCGGACAAAAAGGCGAAAGCGTCATGAGCCGCTTCAGCATCATCGACTGCGAACAACGCTCGCCTGATTGGCTAGCTGCGCGGTGCGGTCGCCTCACTGGCACAGGTGCTGTGCAGATGCTGGCGAAGACGCAGAGCGGTGGTGTGTCCTCCAGCCGCAAGAATCTCCGCGCCAAGCTGGTGCTGGAGCGCGTGACCGGTAAGACCCAGGAAGACGACTATGTCTCCCGCGACATGCAGCGAGGCATCGATCTGGAGTCCGAAGCCTTCGGTGAGTTTGAGGCGCTGACTGGCGTGATCCTCCACCGCTGTGGATTTCTGTCGATGGGCGAAGACTTCGGTTGCTCGCTCGACGGTTATCTCGGGGACTTCGAAGAGCTGGCCAGCATCAAGTGTCCGAACGACGCCAATCACATGGCCTACTGGATCGGTGGCAAAAGCATCCCAAAAGACTACTACGAGCAGTGCCGCCACGAGATGTGGATCACCGGAGCGAAGCGGCACCACTTCCTGAGCTACAACCCGAACTTCCCGCCGAAGCTACGGGTGTATTTCAGAACGGTCGAGCTCGAAGAGTTCAACCTGGCCGAGTACGAGACTGAAGCCAATAAGTTCATGGCCGAGGTTCGCTCGGACGCAGAAAAGATTTTGAGGCTCGTGGCATGAGACTCGTCCGCCGCAAGCCGTGCCGAACATGCGGAGTCGTCAAGACGCTGCGTATGTTCTACCGGCATCCGACCTGCCGGGATGGCCACATGCACATCTGCAAGGTCTGTCACCGGCGCGAGGTGCTTGAGAACAAGGCACTTAAGCGCGAGCACTACAACGCGTTGGGCAGGCGTCAGGATGCGCGCCGAGTTGAGGCCCGCAGACGCTACTTGGCGCAGCCGCGCGTTCGCGAGCGCACTCGGCAGTATCAGCGCGACGCGTACCGATTTAGCAAGGCGTTGGAGGCGAGAGCATGAAAGAGCAAACGTTCATTCTGCATCGAGGCGTGCGCAATTTCACCAAGTTGATGGCGTTCCTGTCGGTCTTGGATGTGACCAAGGAGTTTCAGGTCACGATTGGAGCGGTAAAGAAGGAGCGCAGCAACCAGCAGAACAAGGCGCTTTGGGGTTGCGCGTACGAGCACATCCGCAAAGCCACGGGTAACGACAAGGACGACCTGCACGAGATGTTTTGCGGCGAGTACTTCGGCTGGGAGATCAAGGAAGTGATGGGCCAGAAGAAGAAGCATCCGAAGCGGACGACGACCACCGGTTACGACGGCAAGCGCGACGTGATTTCGACGATCGAGCTGCAGGACTTCTATGCATTTATCCAGCAGCGCGCCGCTGAGTATTCGGTGTTCGTGCCTGACCCGGACCCGATGTGGTTCCTGCGCGAGGAAGAAGCCCGTGCCGCTTGATCTTCGCAAACTTGCTCGTGGCCAACCTTGCTATCTCCGACTGGAGGGCTGCTCGCATGATCGGGAACAAACTGTGCTCGCGCATATCCGCCGAGGGAATGTTGCTGGCGTCGGCCAGAAGCCGGTCGATGTTTTCGCAATCCCCTGTTGCGACAGCTGTCATGGGAAGCTGGACGGTCGATACCGCAATCACCAGTACTCACGCGCTGAGATGGATGCCGAAGTACTCAGAGCGCTGGGGCAATGGCTGGATTACCTATGGAAGCGTGAGTACCTGATCTTGGTGGCCGCCTGAGTGCACGCCGATGGTCGTTTTACACACTGAGAGTCGGCGAGAGCTACACGGTGTGGAACGCGCCGAAGCGACATCGGACATCGGTTCACAGATATGGCGAAGAGAGCGGAAAGTTATTCAGCGTGCGTCGAATTGAGCGACGTAGAGCAAATTCGGCGCTGATTGTTCGGAGAAAACTATGAACACGCTACTGCATACAGAAGTCGCGAACCGATTCGCCGCCCTGCCGGATGCGCAGCGTGTCGACCCAGTGCTGGATCTGATGCGGATCACTGCCGAGGTCGTGCGCGATCTCATGCAGGACTCACCTGAGAACATTGACGAATTCTTGAGCCACTTTGTGCCGCGGACGGTGAACTGATGGATGCTCAACGCACACCCGAGGA